TGACGGTCGATGCATCCTTCAGGGTGAAGCTGGACGAGACTGCAGCAGGGCCGACAACCCTGCTGATCCAGGCCTGACTCCCACCCTCGCGGAAGAACTGCTCCAAAGCATCGTACAAGAATCCGTACGAGACCCTGTCTCCGAACTTGTTGATGTATTCGGAGAGGCTCCGAATCATCACCGGCGCCAACGGACCCTTCTCCGTTTGGCCTGTGACGAACCAGACGCCTGTGTTTGTTGGAACACTACGCGGAGGAGAGAACTCCCCAATCGTAATGTCCACGCCAGGCCGCACCGACGCCACTAGGGCGAACAGAGCGGCAAGGCCGAAAGACAACAGCATTAGTCTTCACTCCCTTCGCCCTGCCCGCTAGTTGACTTCTTGTCCTTGCCGGTGGACGGGGTCCCGGTCTCGATGAGGATTCCTTCATCGATGAGACGCTTGTTGTGCTCATCCTTCACATCCTCAGCACTGAGGTCGACCACCTCACCCAGTCCGACAACTCTGCCGCCGGTGAGCTCTTCTGCGTGCGCACCGACGTTCTTGTACTCCTGCACCGTCCCTCCCTTCATAGTTGTTCAACCTCTACGTGCATTGACTCAGCGATCGGCCAATGACTACCGGGCTGAGTCTCCGGATCTGGATCAGCATTCGTCGCTGGTCCACCGTACCGCGCCAGCACCCCGTCTACCTCAACTTCGAAGATGTTGGTGCCCACGTTGATCGTTTGATTGTCCTCAAACGGCTGATCATCGTCGAAGCTGTGATCAACCCACGTGGTGTTGCTTCCGTAAGCGGACTGTCTCTGCATCATCGCAGCCGCGATAGCGGCGGAGTACACCCGCACCATGTACCGCGTGTCCTGCCTGGTTGCGGCACTGGCGATGATAGCTACACCCACGTTATAGAACGCGCGGAATGTACCGTCGCCCTCCTGAGCCGGGGGACGGGTGAATCCGGGGCTGACGACCACGATGCCCGGCAAGCGGTCGCCGTGCTCGCTCTCAACCTCTTCCGAAGTCAACCATGACTCCGGCAGGGGAAGAGACTTGGGAGGGAGGCTCTGCTGAATCTCCATCTCTCGGAGGTAAACAGGTAGCCAGTCCTGGAGGTATTTCACCACCGCCCGTTCAACATCCGTCGATACAAGGATCTGACGGAAGATATCCGTGACGGTCAAAGAGCAGCCCTCGTCTTCTTACGCCATGCACTGAGAACGTGACGCCGAATGATGCTGACCATCTCGGCCCGGTCCTCTGCAAGAGTATACACGTAGGGACGATTCCTTTGCTGCACCTTAGCATACGGAAGCTTGCTGCCCAGTGTAACGCGCGTCCTGCCCACTGAGAGAATTTGCTCAGGGGCATCGCGTTTGGTCATGGACTTACGGAGTGCTAGGGTCGCATGTCCGATGCGAGGGTCCAAGCCCATACGCACCTTTCGCGCCCGCCAGCCCGGCGAAATCCGCTTCCACGACCCACCCCCGCGACGCCCCTGGCTCTGGAAATTCTTAGCCATCACTTCCATCATGTAGTCCGCTACCTTCTCGAGAGCGGGCTTGGCATTGACGGCGTTGTTCCCCATCATGGCGAACTTTGTCTCGACGACCTTTGTATTGATCGCCTGGAAGTAAACCCTCACCTACATCACCGTATCGAAGCCGATGCCGGCAGGCGGGAACTTGTAGTTGGGATAGCCGCTTCCTCCGCTCACGAGGATCTCGCCGTCATTGGCGATAGCATTCGTGACTGCACTGATGAGATCAGCAAGCTTCTTCTCATACAGTTCCTTGAGAGCGGGATAGGTGCTCCTGCCCGTGTCGATCTGATCCGGGAAGAAGTTGAGCTCGACGAACATCGCTGATCCGATGGATGCGACGTTGGCGGCATCATCGAATAGTGCTTGCGGAATGTCATCACCGATCATGATTGCAAGGTCGGTGATGTAGTCGTCGATGATGGCAGCCACCTCGATGTCCGTCGGATGCGTGACTTCGGTGAAGGTGCCAACATGATTACCGTACTGGTCTCTGGTGCGCGACATGATCTTCCTTGCGACCAGGTCAACGTCCGGTGTGTAATCGCTTGCTGGCACCTTCACCCCTCCTTGTTGCTAGCCCGATGCTGCCGCTAGCTTGGCTTCGAGGCGATCCTGAACTCCCTTGCGGGGCTCATTGTTGGTCGCCATGTTCTCGGCGTCGAGGACCTTGTTGATGAGATCGGGGTCCGAGCCGTCTCCGGCCAGGGCGACGGTCTCATCGACGGTCAGGTCCTTGCCCTCCTCTCCGAACTCACTCGGAGCGATCAGAGCAGCGAGCGCCTCGGTGTCCATCGAAGCGATGTCACCGTGCTCGCCATCTGCGGGCTGGATGGTAGGCGTGGGCACCGTGCCGGACCTGGCCATGGAGAGCGCCTCTGCATCCGGACCATCGTAGGTCCCGTCCTCGATTGCCTTTGCTTCCTCGTCCGTGTAGAACGCTCCGAGCTCCTCACCACGCTGCAGATCGACATCGCGGGTGATGTCACGCTCCTCACCTAGCCGACCCAGCTGCTCCTGGAGCGCGATCGCTCCGGGAACGGCCTGGTTGGGCACCTCATCGAAATAGGTGTAGAGGAGGTGCTTGATGATCTTCTTCGCCATCTCGTCTCTCCTCTCTATTACGACAGGCCGGTGAACTTCAGGACTGCGTACTTGTTGTTGGCGAACATCAGCGGACGCACAGATGACTGGATCCACGTCTGCTGCTTCCCGTTCGGGTCACGCCACGTCTCGGTCGAGAGCGGCTGCTCCACCCGCATCTCGCCGACATCTCCCGGCGAGACGGCATAGCCGCTCTGTGCTGCGACGCGGTTGGTCACGAAGATGGTGATGCCGTATGAAGAAAGCAGAGCACCCAGCTTGTCTCCGTAGACCCCTTCGAGGTTGAACATCTCGATCGGGTTGAGGATCCAGAGGCTGTACTTCATGCCCATCTCCTCCTGCTCGGCGATCAGATCCGCCTTGGCGAAATCCCGAGCCGGGAAGAGGGGCCAGTTGCTGCCCGAGTTCATCGACGTGTCGACCGTGCCCCAGTTGACGCCGGTGACCGTCCGCGAATTCGCGGTGATGTATGCCTCCAGGATCTGGACGCCCCGCTGGTTGATCTTGCGAACGATCGTGTTCGACAGCTGACGCATGGCCTTGCTGAACTCCGAGATGTCGTTGCGATCCCGAGCCTCGTCGAGGAAGTAGAACTTACCGCCCCACTTCTCGACAACTGCCGCGACAGGTGCGCGACGGCTGAACGAGACGATCGGGAACTCAGTCCCCGGCTCTACGCGCTGGATGTCGCGATCTGCGTAGAGGTCGGGATAGACGACCTCGTTGTAGATGACTGCACCGCCGGTGACTCCACCGGCAGACGTGAACACCTGATCGACGAAGAACCTCAGACGAGTCAGGTCCAGGATCATCGGCGTGAGCACTCGCGTCGGATTCGCCAGAGCGAGATCGATCGTGAATGTCGTGCCGCTGATCGAAGGAGGCCCCAGCGGGTTGACAACTGCTCCAGGAAACGGAGCAGCAGCGACCGGAGGGGCACCGCTGGGATCGAAGCGTGCAGCGACGAAATCGCCGACGCTGCGGAACCCATCGATCTCGCGGAGAAGCTCAGGGTCTGCCTTGCCGGCAGCGACCAGAGCCTCGAGAGTGCCAGGCTCGAACTGCACTGCTGAGCCATGGTACTCTTTGAGGACACCATTCATCTGTTCATCCCTCCTTTCGCTTACGGTGAGACGGTTCCGCCGATGGCGTAGAGCTCGATGACGACATCGAGGTCTGCACCGGCAACCGTGCTGTGGGCCTTGCCGAGAACGCGATTGCCTGTTGCGGCAGTCACGACTCGACCCGTGTTGTCTGTGGACACTTCCGCTCCGGACGTGATGCCCGCTCCGGACGACATGGGCAGAATGGTCCCTGCACCGCGAATGACGGGACCCTTGCCTCCTGACGCGACGTCCCAGCCGACGACTCCGCCGATCTGGCCACCCGCTGCGGGCGGACCCGCTGTTACGAGGTTGCCGCCGTCACCCGCAGGCAGCGGGTCTGCCGACAGAGCAGGGCCGGTGCCCTGGTACGTCGTCAGCGGACCGCAGAACCGCTTGCCCAGAACTGCTGCCGTGAAGTGCGCAGTCAGCTTCTGCGTGTACGCGGCCTCGAAGAACGGGATGCACTCGTTCGTCATTGTCTATCCCTCCCTTCTACCGCGCGTCGGCGTCCGTGAGCACACGCTGCCGCGTGCCGGCAGATGCCATCGCTGCCTCACGCTGCTTGAGCTCTCGGACTTCGGGGAACAGCGAGTCGGTCCAGCCTGAGACCGCAT